TTACCTCGTGATGCTAATGCAATCGCAAATATTGAAATGATATGTCTGTCAGAATCAAGTTCTCCATGTACTGCTTTATCAATGAATTTATTCATTTACAATTGCATACTGTTGTATAATTTTATCATAAAAATGAGGTAAAGACAACTCAGTAAAATCAAATGTTTTTGCTTTCTGAAAGAGATGCTCGTTCTCAACTAAAAGTTGTTCAGTAACATCTTCATATTTGTCTACAAAAAGAACTGGATAGTTTTTATAAAGTTCCTCAAGATAAGGATGTCTCTTCATCACAGGAACTCTACGAAGGAATAACACTTCCCAATTTCTATGACAATCCAATGCGTTTCCGATTGGACACACCATAAATTTGTGATTTCTTATTCTATCTAAAAACTCATCATAACCAACTCTTTCTCTATCAACTAATGCCCAATACTTACCATCAAAAATTTCGTTAATTCCTACTCTTTCTTTTGGGTTTGTATATGTACTATGATTTATGTATAACAGGTTACTAGGTTCAATATCTTCATCTTCTATTATCTCTTCGATGATCTGAGTTCTATTATCACCAGGATGCATCTGTCTTTGTAATCCATAAGGTGCTGGTATAACTTTACCACCCCAAGATGCTGCATTAATAGCAGAGATACACAAAACGTTATCTGGAATTGTATCAAATATTGTATCATCAATAGGGGTATCTTCTAAGTTAGTAAAGATGATAAAGTTCATCTTCCAATAACCTATCTTCTCTAATAATGTTCCCTTACTAATCAAAGAAGAAAAATTTTCTTTATCCTCTGGTTTTAATCCAGTAAGATCTCTTTTATACAATCTAATATTATCAATGAAAAGAGTCATATAATCTCTTTCTTTCCTAACCTCACATATTCTATCTACAAACTCACCTTGTAGTAAGTTAATTTCTTTAGGTTTCATGAATGGAGTAAAGATGTTACCCCATTGTGCTGACTCTTCTACAAAAGAATAATCACATAACCTAGAAAGTGCTACACCTTCAAGTAATTTCATTTCCAATAATCGTAAATGTCTTTAGTAATTTCGTACTCTCGATCTTTAACTTTTCTATTTGGTTCCTTCATTGCCCACACAAATACATCTTCAATCAACTCCTCAAGTCTAGTATTATCTCTGAACCCTAGCATACTCTTTGCCTTCGTGTGATCACAGTAAGCATGTTTAACCTCATGTCTTGGTTCTCCATGTTCTATAGGAACATCATAACCATACTTCTTACCAATCTTCTGTACTGTTTCTGCAACCTCATTCAATGTAAAATACTTATCCGCACCAATATTAAATATCTCGCCATCAAAGTTATCATGTAATAAATCAAATGGTTCCATATAATATTTGATATCAGAGAATGCACGAGTCTGTTCTCCATCACCATACACAAGAATAGGAATACCATTCAATGTCTTACGAATGAATATTCCAATTACATTTCTATAACGATCCCATATGTTCTGATACTTACCAAGAACATTATGTGGTCTGACAATATTATATCTTAAACCTAGATGTTTATGTGCGACTGCAAGATCAGATTCAACAGCATACTTTGCAATACCATAAGGATCAATAGGTTGTGGTCTCTTATCTTCTGTAAATGGTGTTTCCTGACTACCATATACTGCCATACTAGATGTAAAAACCATCTTAGTATTATATTCAATGCAAGGATTGATTAAATTAGCAGAACAAATTAGATTATTTCTATAATTAAAATTGCGTATAAAGGGTGATAGACCCTCTGCTGCATATGCAGCGAAGTGAAATAACACCTTTGGTTTATGTTCTTCAAATAATTCTGCTACTTTCTTTCTCTTTTCAAGATTAAGTTTCACAAAAGTAAAATTTTCTCCTTTGGGAACAAATGCTTTGTACCCTCCAGAGAGATTATCAAGTCCTATAACTTCATGTCCATTCTTAATTAAGTGCCGAGAATAATTGGAACCCAACAATCCAGCACATCCAGTTACAAATATTTTCATAGTAAATGCCAACCAGGATAATAAAGGTCTTTAGTGTCTTTGTCTTTGTAGTCAGGGCCAAACCACATCTTAGGTGCAAACACCATCTTATCTGGATTAGTTTGCAACCAAGCACCCCACCAACTCATACTACTATTAGCAATTATAGCATGAGAACATAAAGACATCAAGCATAGATCAATGTATGGTGTAAATGAACCATCACTATATTTTTCCTCTGGTTCAGATATCATAAATCTATCTGGTTTAAATAACTCTTGCTCCTTTACCCAATCAACTGAATCAGAGAATACAATGACTGGTTGATCTTCTGGAAATGCCCTCAATGCTTTCTCATAATATTCAAGAGGTTGTGGTGGATGTTGAGAAGAACATTGTGTATATGACCACTTAAATCCACGAGGGTCTGTAAGGTTTGGATCTCCTCTACGGACATGAAGCATGATAGGTTCCTCTAAGGTGTCTATCATCTCCTTACATGGTTCTAATATGTCATCATGAAAGATAAAATCTTTTCTAATATCATCTTTAACATTATCGAAGTATCTCCATGATTGAAAGAACCCATGAAGACTTACATCATCAGGACAATTATCAAAAAAATCTTGATCGAAATTAAAAAATCTTTCTCCAACATATTTTACATCTTCTATAAATTGTTCTTTAGTTTTTGGTGCTAACTTAAAACACTCATGAAGACTATAGTTTTCTATACCCTTCATATCTGGTGGTGGAATACACCACTCATAACTATGCCGAGCAGCAATACCACGTAGTGCAGCATACTCAAACATTTGATTACCTAGTCTTCCCAGACTACCTATGTTGTTAAATGCCAGCGTCATACTTTTGTAGATACTCCTGTTCAGAATAGTATTTAAGGAGTTGATCCTTATTCATACCTTGTACTTTATCCCACTCACCTTGGTTATTACCCATGTGTGGGTTAGTAAACCATGAGTTATCACCTCTTGCATGTTCTAAATGATACACGTAATTCTTAAGTCTGCCAACACTATATCCTAGAGTAACAAATCTATAATACCTTTCCTTATCCTCTGGTGCATATGCTTTGAAGTTTTCATTCTCCATACCACCTTGTATATAAACACTTCTCTTAAAGAACTGGGCCCATCCAAAGTCTGATGTATGAATATTAGATACAGCATCCAAGAACTCATAGTCACCTGTCTCTAGGAATTTAGATACAGTTACATCAGTTGCCTTGACTTGCTTCTGATACTCACCACTTCCATAAGGATAGACTACATCATATACTCCATCCATTATACCCTTATATGCTAACTCATATGATTCTTTAGGAAGGATAACATCACAATCATAGTTCACAACGATTTGTGTATCTGCTTCCATAATCATTTCATTTAGAACCTTCTGTCTATGGAACAAAGGTTCATCACTTCTCTCATAGATGTAATTAAAATTAGTCTCCCATATATTAAAGTCAAGTATCTCTTCCAATAAAGGAATAGCATCTCTCTGGAATACTGGTTCAGAATCAACCTCTTTGATAATAATATTAGTATCAAAGTTCTCCATAAGAAATGCTGTTGTTGTAACCACATTCCTCAATCTATCAGGAGACTCTATCCTAATAGGAATAATAAAAGTTGCTTCTGATAAATTAATTTTCATCTGGATACTCTTGTTTAATAAAAAATTGTGGATACTTTTGATGAACGTAATTAAGTTCTTTACTATTCATCATCCATCCTCCACCTTGATGTTCGACCATACAATCATATTGAGAAGTTGCATCGCTACTAATTCTATCATCATGATCTCGATTTGCAACCAGAACTTCAGGTATGATATTTGGTTTACCATGTAACCACCTCATTCTATGATAAAAATCCACATCTAGCAAGAGTTTAAGATTATGATCAAAGTCTACTCTACCTTCATTTAGAAAAGAAACAACTGAGGGACCACTCAAATGATTGTTTCCTTCAAGAGTTCTTTCTCTCCACTCTGGTAATTTATTATCAAAATAGTTTTCCTTTGGATCCCAGTTAGCAAATCCACTGAATGCCCACTTACACTCTGTACTATCATACTCATATTTAATACGTTCCAATGCATCCTTTCTCATAAAGATATCATCAGAGAACATGATCTTAATGATCCTACCAGTACAATTCTCTAGTGCTACATTTATATTCTCACAAGGAATGTTTCCAGTGTACTTACAATAAGTAAAATCAAAATCATAATCTTGACATGCCTCCATGATATTATCATTCTTACTCTGGTCAGATATAACCACCTCAAAGTCTTGACAAGTCTGTTGTACTAATGTATCCAACAACTCTCTCATCCACTTGGGCCCATTCTCTCCTCTATCATGTGCTGGTATTGCTATGGAGAATTCAGACATCAAGATACCTCCATCTCTTTACATAGATGTCTTTAGGATCCTGACCATCAGGACCAAACCATAACTTAGGTGCAATTACTTTCTCCGATCAGATAACCATGCACCCCACCAAGAGAAAGAACTGTTAGCAATAATATGTCCCTTACAAAAAGTCATCAAACACATATCAACATAAGCACTATTCTCTTCTGCAACTAAGAATCTATCTGAAGCAAATAACTCCTGTTCATTACACCAATCTGGATCATCAGAGAAAACAACAATAGTAGATCTCTTATCAAAAGTTCTAAGTGCTTTCTCATAGTATTCTAATCCTAATGCACTATGATTTGGATTACTAATATAATCTGTTCTACGAATATGTAATGATACTGGTTCATCTATCTCTGCCATCATATCCTTACATGGTGATGATATCTCATCCTTAAACTCAAAGTCTCCTTTTATCTCATCACGTATATGCTTAAAATATTTCTCTGTCTGAAAGAATCCTTGTATAGTTACCCAGTCAGGACAATTATTAAATAGATCTTCATTAAAAGTAAAACTTCCTTCTTGAACTACAGGTCTATCTTGATCTATAAACTGTAAATTAAGTTGATTAGTATTGCTTAACTTAAATGGTTGTAGTAATTGATGTTGTGCTGCACCAGTTCCAACAGCATTATAATATTGATGATGATCTTTCCATTCTCCTTGCATCTGTGACGGAGGAATACAATATTCATACCCTCTATTTCTAGCAATGCCTTTAAGTGCTGCAAATTGGAACATCTGATTTCCTAATCTTCCAAGATGTCCCAGTGCATTAAAACCAATCATTACACAAAATCTTTTTTACTATTATACAAAAAAAGAGGGGTTTATGCAACCCCTCCGTAATATGATATGTCTTGAGATTTAGAAATCTAGATGACGATCATCTTCTCCAGTCTCCTCATTATAATGATTTGGCATTTCATTAGCAAATGTAGGAACACTGGTCATCCAATCAATTAACTTACCAACTCTATCTCCCTCACCTACTGAACCTCCAGTTGCTCTTGCATCACACTTTGCTCCAAGATCTGCAACTGCTTTTTCTAATGCTTGCAATCTTGCTTCTACTTCTACATCATACTTTGACATTGATGCTCCACTTGAAGAGACTGATGCTTTTCCTTTTGCCATTTTAATTTACCAATCTTTTTTTATTTATACCCATCTATTAACTGTAAGTTCTATAGAACCATCAACCATTTCCCACTCTTCTTCTACTTGAAATCCCATTTCCTTAACTTGGTTATGGATTGTCATCCTTGCATACTGCTGAGTAACTTTATCAACAAATCTTTCAACTGGAATAGGTTGGTTCCATGTCTCAAGATCTGCTACTAGTTCATACTCACCTGTCATTGGATTCATTCTAAAACCAACATCAGATCCAATAGCAAGTTCTGCCTCTACTGTTTCATGACCAATACCATGACTACCAGTTACTTTAAGTTCTTGATCTTCCTTTACATCATACTGAAGTATCTCCAGTGCTTCCTGTAATTGTGGTTTGTTCCTGAGTTTGGTCTTGATTGCGCTGAAGTGAGACATTATTAGAATAAAATTCTGGTTTGAATTGACGAGTTTCTAATTCGCCAAGTTTATTATCTATTTCTCTAGTGAGTTCTACACACTCATGAGATGTGGTTCCCGTAACTTCTTCAGTTACATGACCATCTTGTCTGATAATAAACTTAAGAGTCTGTTGTGGCATGATTAGAATGAATGGTGATGGGTATCTATATCTCCATGTTCAATATTATCTATACTTTCAATATGACCATGATCTATATCAATATGCCACTTCCTTTCCAATGCATCAGCAATCCTTTCAAGTGCTGATGCTATCTTACTAAACTCTTCACTCATAATAATCACCCTTGGAATAAGCAGGGACACCATCTGGATCTAACCATTTGGTATATTCAAAGTCTTCCATAGCAGTGGTCAACTGCATACCATTATCACAAAGATACATATCTCTATATCTCTTTGTGTAACTATCCATCTTCTGGATACGAAAATCAGGTTTACCATTCTCTAGAGTACCAGACTCTACATAACGATAAGGAAATCTTTCAAGTAAAACTGTCATTAGCGATACCCATCAAATTCAGAGTTGGTTGCATTAGGATTAGCAGTCTGTCTATGAACTAGATCTTCTGATATAGCATCAATTAAAATATCATAATCATCCAAAGCATCTCCACTAAATGCAACTACACCTTCTCTTTCATAATATTTACGTACCTTTTTAAACAACTTGGGATTCTTTACATCCAAGAAAAAATCCCCATTAGCTGCACCCCTAAGGGTGTCCAAATCTTTCTTAAATTTTGAAATGAGTTCCATTGCTCTATTGTTTGACCCCTTCAGTATAGAGGAGAATGTATAGAAAGTCAAGGGTGGTGGACACTTTCCCAATCGGCTTGGAAGAGTTCTAGTCCCTTGTCAGTAAGTATATGATTATACATCTTCTCAAAGACTGCTGGTGGCATGGTAACAATCTCAGCACCATGCTCAAATAATCTACCCACATCTCTTACATTTCTAATAGATGCTGCTAAGACTTCAGTGGTTACAAAATGTTCTTTAAAGACCTTAACAATATCCTTTACCAAACATATACCACCAAAAGAATTATCATCCACTCTACCTACAAATGGAGACACATACTTAGCACCTGCTTTTGATGCTAGGATTGCTTGAGTCTGAGAGAAAATAAGGGTGACATTGACCCTCACATTAAGATCTGATAGTTCCTTACATACTCTCAGTCCATCTGGACTACAAGGTACTTTAACTGTGCAACAATCTCCAAAGGTATCATATAATCCCTTACCTTCCTTGATCATTTCTTCAGCACTACCAACTACTTCCATACTAACATCTGGCACACCCAGATCTTTCAATTCTTGATACACTTCTAAAGGATCTCTACCACTCTTCCTAATCAAAGTTGGATTGGTTGTGACACCATCTATAAGTCCAGTAGCAAAATGCTTCTGTATAAGAGAAGTATCAGCAGTATCCAAAAAGATTTTCATTTTAGTTAGAATTCTCAAATTCAACACTAATTATATCACATTCATCCTCATCCTGCAATTCTATCCACTCCTCAAACTCCTTATAAAGGGCATCTTTTTCTCCAATTGTCACAGCATCCTCAAGTTTCTTTCTAGCCCACTGTGTAATATGACCAACAACCTCATCAGTCTCCTCCAAAATAATTCTTTTTGAAGTATCTGGAGAGGATGTTGCTGTTGTAGTATGCTGGTGTTCCATCGTCCAAGGCTTCTGTGAGGACGTTGTTGCTGAAGAGTTGTCTTGTTTCTTCGTAGTTTGTTTTGCCAGCTGTGTTATGTAAGCTGAGGATAGTTCTGCTAAAGTTCTGTCTACCCAATTGTTCAATTTCTTCTTTAAGTTCTGGACAAGACCCATAGTACTTCTTCCAATCAGATTCAGATTTTACTTTTCTTTTCTTACCTTTAGGAGTTCTAAACTGCCAAAAGTATTTCCTTCCGATGTACTGACGTTTGGTATGATTATTAGTAATGTTATAAACAAACCCAAAAGTCTCCCCAATATCGCAAGACCCAAAAGCTTTCCCATTATAGAGCCACGGATTCTCATAGTCAATAGTCATACTCCTCAAGTACATCTAGAGCATTATTTAGTGCTTGCTGCGCTGCCCACCTTTCTTTATCATCCCAATCAGGATACCACTGCTTACTATCAATACCATTCTTAATTTTATTAAGACGATATCTCATATCAATTTTCTTAAGACGTCCGTTCATATACTCTCTATACCTAGAATCAGGCCAAGGACAACTTGCATATTTTCTTGGAAATAACATAACATATTAATCTAAATTATCCTCTTGTTCTGTGAGAAGAATACAATCTGACTCTGGCATTGCAACACAGGTAAGTACAAATCCTGCCTCCATCTGCTCATCATCTAAGAATGTTTGCTCTTCTTGATTAACTTCTCCCTCTAAAACTTTCATACAACATGAAGAACATGCACCTGCTCTACATGATGATGGATGATCTACACCTGCATCTTCTGCTGCTTCTAAAATATACTGATCCTCTTCACAATCAAATGTAGTTTCATCACCATCAGGTGTCTTCAAAGTAATAGTGTATG